GAGCCCCTAGCGAGCCCCAGTGCCTTTGTTACCTCCGCGATACCCTGTAGGTATGGCTGCTCCTTCATGTACTCATAGAGGCCGTATGCCATCCCCATGAAGACCTGCGCCACCTTGTCTGAGTCTGGCTCCTCTATCGCGTATTCCGCGTAGTCTGCGGCCATGCCAATAAATGCACCAATTGGCTCGAGGCCCTGGTAGCTGTAGTAGTTGTCGCCAATCTTGAACGAATATGGTTTTGCCCCGGTGCGCTCCCATGCCTGGCGCTGTGCTGGGCGCTTTGGCCCACCCCCGGTAATCTCTCCCTCACCAGACAACAGCGCAAATGTGGCCAGCAAGGTAGACCCAAGGGTTACCTTGGCCAGGGCCATGTCTCGGTAAATACCGCCTTTGGCAATGTCTTCACGGAACCTAGACGATAGCGGAGCAAACGGCGTGCGCTCGATTACCTCGAGGCCAATGTTGGCTGGGCTCTTAAAAAACGGCACCACAATTTTTAAGGCCGGGTGATTAAATACTTTCTGCAACGCGGCCAGGTTGGGTGGCAGCTCGCTGGTAAACGTGCCGCGTCTAGCAAACTCCATCGCGGAGTCGTCTAGATCCTTTGGTGGGTTCTCAAATAGGGAGGTAATCTCTGCTTGCTTTAAGGCTATGGCGTCTGCTTCCGATGCGCCATTTGCAATTGCGTCTCGGTACACGCCCTTGCCCCTGCGCTCAATTAAAGTATTGAGCTGCATTCTGTAGAAGACGCCCTTAAAGAATTCATCTTCAGACATCAGAAAACGTCCAGGCAGGGTAACGGCTGTGCCGTAGTAGTCCATGGCCTTGCCCATCCAGGTGTCCTGGCCAACGCCGGTGATCCGCTGTAGCGTCTCTCCCAAAGCCTCCTGGGGCATACGCTGCAGCTCAATCTTTTGCGCAAAGTCGCTTGGTTGGTTTGTGCGAAAAGATGTAACAGATAGCTGCAGGCCCTCGGTGACCCCATTGCGCAAAGATTGAACCATGGTCAGCGCCTCGTCTAGCGCTATCTTGTCAGCTGCGCTTCCTGGTACCAGGTCGCCCCACACGGAGCTGCCGCCCATCCACTTTGGCACCGCCCCCTCTCTGGCTGCCTTTGGCAAATAATTAGAGTAAAGCCCAGCCATCATGCGCTCTGGGATCTGATATAGACCAAACATTGTGTTGCCCACAATGTTTTTGGCGTGGGACGTAAAGTTTGCTAGCAGGCCGTTAATGTATGTCGTAAACCACACATCCTTGAGGCTGGAGAACATCGACTTCTCAACCATCTGGTTGCGAGCTGCGCGAGACTCTATAGTCAGATAGGACCTGGCCATGTCTTGCAGGGAGCGGTCCCCGCCGTACTCCTCTAGCACCTGGCGCACAACATCTGCGTTGCCCTCTCGGGGAATGCGAAACACAGCCAGCGCCCTGGCCGTCTCTGTCTGGATTCCCTTGACACCCTTTTGCACCAGGCCGTGAAAGGCCACCTGTTGGCGCAGCTGCAGCTTCTGCGCGTCTGTGGCGCTGCCATCTGCGACCAACTTAAATAGACGGTCCAGCTCGTTGGCCGAGGTTTCCAGAACCTCGAGCGCTTTGTATGTCTCCACAGCTGACGGCATCATCTTGCCATCTGCTGCAACTAACCTGGACAGAAACGCTTCAGAGATTCCGCTTTCCTTTGCCTTGGCCTTGATCTCATCGAAGGTCACAGACTTGGTCTTGATACCCAGGGCGTCTGCCACTCCACCCACAACCGCAGCTGCGTCTTCGGTCTGGAACCGAGACAGATTAAATGCTTCCTCGGGTGGCTTGCCGGCTACCTCACCGGAGACCTGGCGGGTCTCTATGGCCTCGCCAACTTGTTTGGTCAGCTGCTCGTCTGCCTCTGGGATTACCTTAAACCTGCCAAGCTTCTCTGGCTCCGGAAGCACACCGGGTTTACCCTGTGGCACAATCTGGCGCCCAGCCTTTGGTGCCTTGCGCGTAACCGAGCCGACTCCACCACGAATGATCTTGTCAAATAACCCAGCGACCTGGGTTGTGTCTTCCATGTTGGGAGTGCCTGGCTCACCAGACAGCAGCTCCATCTGTGGGGCCTCTATGGCCTCTCCAGGCATTGGCTCGACCGGGGCCATGGGATCAGATGCCATCTGATCTGCAGCCGGCAGAATTGACTCTAAGCGCTGCTCAAGTGGTTTGATGGCCATTACTTAGCCCCTTTTTCTAAAGCGGCCTTCTCTGCGGCGGCCAATTCCCGCTGTTTGCGTAATGTGTCTAAGCGCTTGGCGTTTCGTTCAAGGAGCTTTCTCTGAGCTTCTGGATCAATCGCTGCTGCTTGGCTGCCAGTTCCTGGCTTTTGACTTCCTGTTGAGACATCACTTGTACTAGAAGCTGCTCTAAGCCTTGCGAGCTGCTCACCATATCCAGCTTGCTCAAGGATTGGGGCGAATCGTTCATCATAAAAAAGTGTCCTAAAGTCTGGGGTTGACGATATAAGCTCATCAGTTATTGCGTTATCTCTAACAAGCTGCACAGCGCTTCTAGTTTCCCCGGCAGCGCCAGCCGTTTCATACAGGGTTTTGGCCCATGACCAAATTGTCTCCTGAACTTCTGCTGGTGTCCATGTTTCTCCAGTAAGTTTAGTAAGATAAGTGGCTGTTTCCCGAACCCTGGCGTTCATGGCAAGATAACCAGGGCCCTTGCCTGGGTCTGTTTTTGTCAAGCTGCCGCCAAAGATTTTCTGATCTACCAAAGAGAATGATGCCATCCAAGCATCATTGGTAACCTCTTCAACATTGCCCTGCAAATTCAACATAAAGCTGTTAACTTTTGGGCCAGACAAAATTAACTTGCCAGGGTCTTCGGCAGTTAGAGCTGCAACACTATTATTTTTCCATGCATCTAAAACCGACTCTTCTCCCTTGCCACCCTGTACCGATTCTCCCATTACTTTAATAATTGCATCGCGCTCAGTTGGTCGCCCAGCTGCAGTCCAGTTTTTCCAAATTTGCAAAGCGTTATACAAGTTTGATTCAACGCTAGTCTGTGGACTAGTTGCTGATAACAATGCAGCAAAGCGATTAGCATCTGGACCAAATACATTTACGATTGCCTGGGTGCTACCTTCGTACCATCCTTTTTTGGCGCGACCACCAATAGCAGCAGCACCAAACTCTTGCTTGCTTGGCAATGCAGTTAAACGCTCAACAAATGTTCTGGCTGTGTCTGACTTAAACTTTAACTGTTCTGCGGGAGTTAGATTTTTAATTGCCTTAGATAAAATAGAGGCTTGATCAGCTGGCACTTTAATTTCGCGCTCACCAATCTTCACTGCTATTTCAGCAACTTGTTCTACCGGAGCTGCAGCGCCAATTTTGATTGCTCCCACAGGTGGTGTCGTAGCAATCTCGGTGGCCATTGTTTTGGCTAGCTTGCCAACACCAACGGCTGGGCCAGCAACATCGAGCCCGAGCATCGCGGTGTCTGCGAGACTTTGCTTTCGACCTGTCTTAACAATGGGCACGTTGCTCATTTCTGGGATACGCATTGGCGCGTTTCCATAGGCCCAGTTTTCAATCTCCTCTGGGGACTTGCCCACCAACAGATCACCAACGCCCAGGCCACCAAGAAGTGGCACCCAATCCTTAATCTCGTATTGGTTGGCCATCTCCCGCACCCGGCCCACGAAGTCAGCAACAGCGCCCAGTGTTTCGTTTTTCGGGATAGCTCTCATCTCAGCTGGTGCCGTAGTTGGCTGCGCTGTGCTTGCAGCTTTAACTGGCTCTTGATCTTCCGGTGGCGTGCCAGGAAATGCATTGGCCGCTAGACGGTCCAGGTATGCGTTTTCAATTTCAGACCACGACATTATCTTGCACCTCCAGGCGCGATGCCTTCTTTTTGGTCAAGCAGCGTCTTAATACGTCGCAGCTCGTTTAACTTGTTTTTATCTGTTCCAGCCTTGCGCTCAAGCGCGGCCAGCGTTTCTCTAGTAATTGGGCCACCAATCCAATCCTTTTTCTCGTAGAACTCAAGGGCCTTGGCGGCGCTAACGGCAGCTTCACTTTTACGTCTAGCTGCAATGTTGGTCTCGAGCTGCTGCAGAATCTGCGACGTGGTTAAAGATATCCCGCCCTTGGCCGCGTCTGCCTGAATACGCAAGGCCTCGGACTCAAGCTCCTGGCGCCTCTGAAACTCGGCTCCCTTGGGATCGAGCACAATCATTTGGCCAGGTATAACCGGGATGCCAGCGAGCCTGGAGATGCCCTGCTGAAGGTCTCGCTTGTCGCGTCTGTCGTCGGCGTTAAGATACTTAATCAGCGCCACATAGTCTTGGCCACCGACGCCCTTGCCAACGTATGCGTCGATCTGCTCCTTGGTGTTGATAACGCCCTTGTCAATTTGGTTGTATACGTTTCCAAGCACCATTGGGTTGGAGCGCACGTTGACATCTAGCAGGTCCTTGATGGTGCCAATTGGTACAGAGCCAGGTGGCAGCTCCATGAGCTGGCCAACCAGGACCTTGCGCTTGGGGTCTCCCTCAGACAGCGGGAAGATTTGCTCGAGCAGGTTAATTGCAGCTGCCTCGCCATCTCGTTTATTGCGGTCATTTTTCTGTTTGGCCAGTGTCTCGCGCTGGTTAGCCGCAACCATAAAATTGGCCGTTACCTTTGCAACCGCGTCAAAGTCTGAGTTAATCAGCCGCTGTAGTACCGGGCTCAAGTTTCCAATCTCGCCCTTGCGAATTTTGGCTAGGGTCTCGTCTGGGTTAACCATAAACTCATCTGAGGTCAGCACCTTGGTGAGCGCGTTAATTTTTGCGTTGCGCAAGCCAGCCTCAAACTTAGTGGAGTAGTCTTTTTGTATTGATGCGTCGCCAAATATCATCGATTGCATTCCAATATTTTTGCGAGCTACGTCAGCTATGCCCTCTATATTGTTTGGGTCCTGGCTAACGGCGGCCTCCAACAATCTCATTTGATTGTCAAAGTCCATGTCAAACTTAACTACGCGCTGGCTCTTGGCTCGCTTGAGCTCTAGCTCATACGCTGACTTGAGAACCGCGTTGCCCTGGGTGGCCATCGTGGCCCGAAACTTAAACGACGCCTCTGGGTCAATCGTTGAAATTGTTTTGGTGTATCCGTCTGTGAAAGCCTTAATTTTTGTTTCAACGTCAGCTGATGTTGCCTTGCCGGTCTCAACTTCAACCAGCAACTTGGTGAGCTCGTTGCGGCCCTCCATCTCAAAGTGGCCAGAAATCTCCATGGCCCTGGCCTTGCGCACTGCTTGATCAAAGATAGAGAATCCCTTGCCAAGATCGAGTGGGCCCATGTCGCCGCCTTTGGCGGCCTCCAGCTGCGCTGCGGTCACAGGGTTAGTGGCCACAAATTCTAGGCCCTCTTTCTGGCGCAGCTCGCCTGCTTCCTTAAATAGGGTCGAGCTCATTCTCTCTAGCATCTGAGAGAGCTGCCCAGCGGCTTGCCCCTCTGCGCGAACCCCAACGTAGTCAACCGGGGCCATAGCAACGCGCTGCAGTGGTGCCCCACCCACGCCAGCAATCTGTGCGCGACCAGATTCAATTCGTTGCTCTGCCATGTTTTACACCTTTGAAATTGTTTTGGCTCCCTGAATTGCTCCAGAGACCAGGGTTGCGTCTGCCATGAGACCGCTAATTCTGCGGCCAGCTGCGCCTGCCATTTCGTATTGGCCAGCCTGGCGCTGCGCTGAGTATTGGGTCAAAATGTTTTGCAGCTCCGAAGATTGCAGCATTGCGGATGCGTCCTCGAATCCCATCACCCTGGCGGTCAACGCGTTGAGGTCTGTGATGCCAACGTCTCGGTATGTGGCCGCTACGTTCTCTCGCTGTACAGCGGCAACCGAGCCCTCGCCATAGGCAACACCGGACGCAGCTGCCCTGGCGCGCATGGCCGCATTTGTGGCCCTCATGTTTTTAAGCAGTGAGTTCCCAGCGATGGTGTAATTTTGTGCCTCGACCTCTGCTTTCTTGAGCAGGCGACCAGCTTGGATCTCTGCGTATTGCAGGTCCATCTCAGATCGAACCCCGGCAATGGCCAGCGTGTCTCTTGCCTGAAGAAGGTATGCGGTTTGATTGTAGATGCCCTGGGCCTTCATGGCCTCCGATTGGCCATAGGCAGAAATTAGCCCAGCTACACCATACATCTGACCAGCTGTGATTGCCATGTCTATGTCCCCGAGTTGACGGCCACGCGGTAGTCGAGGCCCAGCAAGTTCATTTTCAACGGCAGGGTCTGCTCAATCTCAATTGCCTGCTCGCGCTGATATCCCAACACACCGTTGACGCGCTTGATTCCGGTAAATGTTGGGACCGGCAAATCTAACAGCGGGTTATCCATCAAGCGAAACTCGATGAGCTGGTTGTTCACTTCTAAGTTTTGTGTGTCTTGCACGATTGCGCTAATTTCAACAATGCGCTTTTTGAATGAGACCCGGCTGCCAGTTTGCAGTTTGATCTCTACCGGCATGGTCTTAACGTACACCGGAATTGGCAGGCCAGCCTCGTAGCTTGTGACTGACTCGCGGTCAAATGTAATTGCGCCGCCAGAAGAGACGGTCTCGTTAGACTGTGGCACTCCGTCGCAGATGACGTTTAAGCTCTTGCCAATGTGTGGCAGCCCGGACCCAATCCCACTTGCGGATGCGCCAACAAAGGCACAATCTGTAAAGTAGTCGTATCCAAATAGTTCCACAAAGTATTTTGTGGTTCCATTAAATACGCGCTTAGTAACACAATAAATGTCTGTGATATCTACGCCGACATCTATAAACTCACCGTCAGTTGTAAACTCAGATGGCGCCGTAATTTGCTGGCTGCGCATAATTGAAAACGCGGCCATCGAACCGTTGTCTGTGTTTGTTATAAGCAGTAGGTCGCCCTCTTCCGTGGAAGACGCACGACGCATGGCTATACGTTGCGGTCCTTTTAAAAGGTGGCCAGAAAGTAGCGAGATGCGCTGCGTAATGTATGTGAGCTGCGTGTCAGAGAACACAAACTCGTTGAGAGACTTGCCCTGGCGCTGGATGTAGATTGACCCGGTTTCGACCGACTGCACCCTAGTGCCTGGTTTTGTTCCATTACGCGATACGTTCTTAAATGTAAACGTCAACGGGGTGACAGGGTCGGTTCCCTGCTGCGGCACATAGAACTCGCCCCCAGTAGTAAATACCTGGAAGTCCCTCGAGCTGATAATGTCCGTGATGACGTTGAGCTCGTTGGTATCTAGTGTTGCCTCGACCGCGTCGTCGTCCAAAGATTCGCTTGGAACGAAGTCATAGAAGAGACCAATCTTAGATCCCCAAATCGTGGACGGCCTGCTCTTTGATCCACCAAAAAATAGACGGCCTTCGTGAAATGTTACCGTTCTTGGCCAGCCCCTGGTTGAGCTCCAGACATCTTCGTATCCGTGCTCGAGCTCCCACCTACCGGCATCGATGGCGGTGGTGTTAAAAAACGGATACTCAACGATTGCCTCAACCACAGTCGCAGACACATAACGCACAATGCGAGCTCTGCCCTGGGGGCTTGCGTTAACGTATTGGTTAACCGACTCTGTGGTCCAAGATGTAATGCTGTAGGTACTAGTGTTATCTGGTGTCGTGGTCCACGCACGATCCACCGTGACCACTTTGGTCGAGCCAACATAGTCCTCAATGATCCTTATCTGGCCAGAACCAGTGCCACCAGTGATGGTGATCGAAAGACCGTTATAGTAATCATTTGTGCTATTGGACGACGATTTAAGTGTAATGGTTGTGCTAGTCCCGGCCTGCGCCGTTCCGGTGTCGTGTTTTGAACTGGTGGTTGTCAGCGTGATATTTCCACTAACAGCAGATGGCGTCAGGGTCTCAGAGTTGTTTGTGTGAAAGTCAATGTTAAACGCGTACTTTGGCACTGAGTCAAATGTAATTGTAGTTGCGGTCCAGGTTGCGTCTGTGGCTCCGCGCACAATTGTGGTTGGCTGCAGGTCTGGGTGGACAACAATTAGCGTGTCTGCAGACTGCGTCCAGCACATATCGTCTACCATGTCGCTGGTGATCGATGTAGTTAGGTAGTTATTGGCGCCGCCGTTAATCGCTGCAACTACAGCGCCGTCTTTGATGACGTACATACGTTGGTGTGTAAAGCACAACATATAGCTGTCGTCGACCGAAAACTGAAACGGCACCAGGCGCACTCCGTTGCCAGCTGATGGCGTGGAGCTGTTTGGCAGCTCAATGATATGCTTTGTGCCTGGGCGGCGACGCAGGCCACCCTGTGGCTGTATTAAGACGTTTGTGGCTTTTGCTAACGCGTTGTTATATGACTGCAAATCTACCCTAGCGCGCAGCAGGGGATCGAGCTCGCCCGTTGAAAAGTTGGTTTGAAACTCGACAAAGCGCGGCATTAGTTTCTCACTGCTATTAAGCTAAAGTCTTCAATTACCCTGGTGGGTTGGTTTTGTCCATCAATGTTAGCGGCAACCCTAAAGTACCCACCTCGCATATTTTCTGATGGATCGCCCAGCGCAACTCTCTGCCACTTGGTAGATTTTTCTTGCTGTTCCGTAACGGTCTCTGCAATGTGCCAGGCCATCTGATATTTGAGCAGCTGAATAAAATACGACGGCATTGCGTACTCTGGAACAGAGTATTGGTAGTCGATATAGACGGATTGAATATTGGCGAGCAGCTTGTCGCCTTGTATCTCCCAATCTTTTACTGGGTAGCTGCCAACAGCGCTGGTCTCAAATACTGCCCTGGGGCTGGCTAGCCGATCACCTGGCAGCTGGTATTCGTATTTCCACACAGAGCTGGGAGTGGTGATCAGCTGCGAGAGCTGCACCTTCTTTAGGCTAAATCCCCACGGGTACATAGTAATCGTAGAGTCTCGGACATTTGGGTAGAGTCGGTCGCAGACCGAGCTCTCGTCTGTTCCATCATTAAAAGATGTGATTGCTTTGGCCCCCAACATAAGCAGGGCATCTGAGCAAATCCGTATTCCGGTATCACCTGCAGCCATTTGACGCGCTCCAAATCTCTTTAACCCACCCGACCGAGCCGGCACCCTTGGGCTGCCCGTGGAAACAGACCACCCTCACATCTGGCGACCTTGGCTTTCCCTGGCAGTGCTTTTTATAAGACACAATTTGCCCCGGCCAAATATCCTGAAATAATTCTATTGGTTTTTTGGTCTCAGAGATATATGCTTGGTCCCCGAGCCTGGGCGGCGCTATGTACTCCTTCATGTACTTTCTTGGATCTTTATCAAATTTTTCATAGATTTCCCGGTGGTCTCCGCTCCAGGCCATAAAACCACTATTTGGGACATTGTGTTTTCCAAAGTCTCTTAGCATTGTGAACTGGTGCGGGTGGGAGGCGAACTCGTCCAGGCTCCCAGAGATGACCGTGTCAAGATCAAAATACAGCACCACGTCGTCAAACACCTCAGAAAACAGCTCCACCTTAGACCACCACCCAGCCCACCTGTGCTTGAGAGGTATTCGCTCACAGGGCACGTCTACGTCAGAGAAACACACAAATCGGTGGGGCAAGGCAAGGTTGTCCTTGACCATGTTCTTTAGGCGCAGCACGTCGTTGTCTGTGTAGCCGTCCTTGTAGGTCGCGGTCTCAAAGCGCCCAGACTTTAGAACGCAGGCAACAGTCAGCACGGGGCCCCCAATATCTTGCCAGTGTGGCCAGACATCGAGAATATATTCTCTGTTTTTCCGGAGTCTTTGTGCGTTTGCAACATTCTAATCCAGTGCTCCAGTTGAACTGCCTCGGCAAATTTGCCGGCCTTGGTTGGCTTGCTTGGGTACTTGTCAGAGTAGACCAGGCTGCTCTGACTGAGCGGTGCACCGGCCATAATTACCTCATCAAATCCCATCCCGTGCCTTGCCCACAGGGCGCCGGCAACCCCAGATGACCCAGCCACCCACCCCAGCTCTGGCCACACATAGTCTATAGCAGCAAACTTGTGGTCTGGAACCGCCAAAAACCAGATGCCGCCGCCGTTGGTAAATCGCTTGGACCTAGAGTGAACAAATATTTGACGGCCAGCTGCCGCCTTAAACATCTCGGCGTGTTCCGCGTGCTGGGTCCAAACGTGCTCAATCTCTGGAATCATTGCAGCTGCGTTGTTTACGCCCAGGATCGCGGCTCCTGGCCGCAGCTCCCTAGCGGCAGCTAGGTCCTCAAAAACACAAGGGGCTGCGCCACAAATAATGGCACAACCCCCGTGTCTGGCTGTATACCTCTCAGCCAATTAGTCGCTGTCGATAGAACCTAAAGCGACCGCGTTGGTTACGTCGACAACCGTGCCGGTGTTGCTGGTCACGATGTGCAGGCCAAAAGTTGGCGAGCTGTCGGCGTCTGCGTGGACATACATCATATCGCCAACCTTGAGCACCGAGGCTGCGCTATTGAAATAGCCCGAGCCGTCAACAACTGTGCCAAGATCGTTGGTCTTGTAGGTCCACATTTGTGGTGCATTACCAGCTTTGGAGCCGGCAACAAGCATAAGATTATCCGAAGAAAATGCCATGGTTTAGCTCCTTAGACCACGTCGGTGGTTTGAACTTCAACGATACCCTCGGCGTCGATAGCAACTGAGCCAGCGGAGAAGAGAGCGTTTACTAACCAGCTCGTTTTCTCGGCCACATAGTTGATTTCTGTCCGGGGAGCGATACCCTCTGCGTAGCCAATTGCGTCGCGGTGGAAAGCCCACAGCTTGCGCTCGGAAGATGCAACAGGCAATCCACCCTCTGAGCGGTCACCAATTACATGGAACTGGAATCCGAGGAAGGTGTTAACTTCGCCCTGCACCAACGCCTTGACGGTGTTGAAGTCGGTCGACGTTACAGCTGTCTCACCCAATAGCGAGGCCAGGCTGTTTGCGTGGATGATCATGTGACGGTTGTCGAAGGGGACGTTGTTCTTGTCCAGATACTTCTTGGCCTCGCGCAGCTTGGATACGTTCAAGCCGGTGTTTGTGCCACCCTGGTCTTCCGTAACAATGTTGGTCGTGCTGGAGTTTGCCAAGGCGTCCAAAATGATCTGGTCCTGGCGGCGTCCAATAGCGGAGCCAACTACCTGGGCGAGCTCAGAGCGCTCGTCAAAGTTAACTTTTTGCTGTGAGAATACGTCTGAATACTCAGCTGCATTCCAATCGGCAAGCGTGCAGGTTACCTTGCTGAACCCTACGTTCATTGGGGTAACGTCGGTGTGGGTAATGCGAGCTGTAGCTACGCCCTTACCTACTTTGGGAAACTGAACTGTCTGACCTTCAACTCCACGACGCTGACGAACCGCGCCTACCAACTGGGCCTTGCCCTGGTAAGCCTGTTTGACTTCAGCATCGAAGAGCGTAATAAAGGCGTTTGAAAGAGAAACGGCCATTTTGAGCTCCTTGAATTAGTCAAAAAAAAGGGTTTAATCGCGTCGGTGAGCCAATACTCTGGGCCTGTGCTTGCTACTTACGGCAGCCAATCGTCAGCATCTCACTGCGGTCAGGGTCGCTATCAAAAGCGGTGGGCCATAGTTTTATTCTATTTGTTAAAAAACAAAATGCAAGCACCAAAAAAAACCCGGCACTGTGGCCGGGTTAAATCCCCGAAGGAGAGGGGAGGAGGAAATCTATCTCTGTGAGGAAAACCACTCGCGCTCCCTAGACTGTCTCCAGTTCGGGTCGCTGTTCCACCGAGGGTCCTTGATGTACTCCTCGAGCTTGTTGCGGTTCATTCCCTCTTCGAGCGGTGCTGGGTCGATTGGCATCCTACCTTCGTAGGCAGACCTAATCTTCATAAGTACGTTAATGCCCCGAGCTGTGCCGCCCATAATCTTAAACTCTTCAAAGTCTTCCTTCGATAGAATCTCTTTATTGACCATTCCCCTGGCCCAATCAACCATGCCGTTAACGATGGCGTTGCCGTTTGGCCCCAGGGCCTTGAGCTCCTCGGCTGGGTCAATCGATTCGCCCTGCATGAGCTCTCTGGCCTGGGAGGATAGCTTCCCGGCCAGGTCATCGAATTGAGCTTGGGATAGTCCGTTTTCCTTGGCCCAGCTGGTTAGTGTCCCGGCAATTGGGTTTTGGTCGTCGTAGCCCTCTCCGAATGCCTCGAGCTTGTACTTGCCATCAGCTGGCGCGTTGTGCTCGCCCTTGGAAATTTTTGCCCGTAGGTCCTTCCAGCTCTTGGCCAAACTCTCGTAGTCTGCTTTACCATCTTTCCAGAAGTTCTCTGGGAGAAACTCTGGCCTGTCCTTCGGGCCCTCTGGCTTTGGCTCGCCTGGCGGCGCTGCCTTGTGGTCAACCGCGGTTGCCGATGGGTTTACTTCTTTGTTTGCGTTTGGGTCCTCTAGTTGCACGTTATCGAGTAGGCCGTTCTCTCCGGGCTCGATGTTGGTGTCTTCGCTCATAATTTCCTTGCTTGGTTAATCCGCGACATTAGATCCCTCACCACGTTTCTCTGCCCTTCGACAAAGTAAGCGAATGAGGCGTCGGTGCCAGGCGCGGCGACAGGCACGTCGACATAGGTTGCCCGAAGCCAGGTCATCAATTTCTGCCCGTCCTCGGTTGCAAATATACGCAGGCACAGCTTGGCCAGCTCCTCGCGCTGTTGAGTTACGTCCCTAATATCTGTTGGGACCGGCTCATCGAGATCCTCCCAGCTCATGCCGGCACCATCTCAGGTGGGACCATGGGCTGCTCTGCGCTAGCTGCCATCTGAGCGCTCATGGCCTGCATGGCCAAGGCGCTTTGCTGCTGTTGCTGCATCTGCTCCATGAGCACCGCTCGCTCTGCTTGGTTGTTTCTCAGAGTAGCTGGCACCCCTAGCTTGTCGCCAATGTAGTCGACGACCAGGTCTGTCTTGATAGCTACGGCACCGTCTGTGCCAAAGCCCTGCATCAGCTGCGAGTACTGCAAGATGGCGTTGATCTCGTCCATGGCCTGGGCCTGGGCAAGAGGTGCCACCGGGGTAACCTTGACCTCGAGGCCGTTGACCCGCAATGGAAGATCAATCATCCCGCGCTCGTCCATGACCTCAAGAATTTTGGCCGTCAAAGGAATCATGGTCTCGTTGATTAGTCGGCCAAAGGCAGAGCCCAGGTTCTGTGCCAGCTCCTTCATGCGCTCTACAATCTCTGTGGCAGACCTTGCGGACATATTGTCTGGTGGCAAAGACTCATCGAGGAGAATGCGCTTGATGCTAGCTGTCATGTCGTTAATTACCAGCTGGGAGACGTTGAAGTCACCAGACCGTGGCAGCGCCAGCAAGCTGGGACCCTGTGGCCCACCATTACGCGCCACGGGAATAATTGCACCAGGGACAATCTTGACCGTGTTCGGGTTTAAGACCCCGTCGTCAGCTGCGGTGTATGCACCAGAGACCGCCATAGAGGCGTTCTTGAGCAGCAGCTCCTTGGTCTTGTTTAGGGTTTTAATGTCTGGCAGCGCCGTCATCAGCGGACCGCGACCATAAATCTCACCCGCCACCTTCATGTATCGAGAGATTACCCACGGAGAGGTCTTGCGCCTGCGGTAAACAATCTCTTGCTTGGATACCTTGTCGATGACGTGGTAACAGTAGTCGCCCCTCTTGGCATCGAATATGGTTGCCTCGAGCAGCTCCACATCATCTGTGGGTTTATTTTGAATGCGCCGAACCATGTCGTCTGGCATCTTGGCATCTGGCCACTGGCGCTCAATGCTCTCGCCCTTCATGCGCATCCGACGGTAGACGTTGTCGACCTGGCCGTTGGCTCCCTCTTCGTATGCGACCAGAAATAGCGGTACCGGCACAAAGTTGATTGGACTAATATCGTCGCCTGGCTGCACCATCATGCAGGCCGTGCCAACCGCGAGGTCCAAGAGAAACTCTCCGATTGCAATGTCAAAGTTAGATTGGCGCAGCGCCGCAAACATCTTGTCCTGGTAGACATCCAAGATAGCTTGCGCCATTTGTGTTTTGTCCATGGGGATAGACGGACCCGGCTCGAGCCTGGCCCACTTGCGCTGGGGAGGAAACACCACAGACTGCAGTCGGTTAGCGAATCGCTGAGTAGAGTTGATTGCCGTTGAATCAAATACTCTCTGCATTTTTTTAGTGCCCGACGCGCCACCTTCCCAGATTCCATATAGCTGGCGCTGTGGCAGGGCAAACTCGTAGGCGTCTTGGTACAGCTGCTGGAATTCGTCTTTTTTCTTTTGGGCTATTTCCTGGCGCTTCATTATTTCGTCAGGAGACAAACGAATACCACCCGGCGCTTTCTTGTCGTAGTAACTAATTTCCATCTTTTAGTCCTCTTCCTCGAGCAAATATTCAGATAACAGCTTGCGCTCCATGCGGGTAAGCATCATATTTTTTTTAAGCTTTTTACCAATGGCCATCTTTTGATCGTCGCTCAAAGCCTTGCTAGATTCTTCTTGGCCATTTTTTTTGTGTTTGCCGTTGGCTTCAATTTCAATTTCTACTTTCATTTGTCGCCCCTGGCTGCCATCATGTTATCAATTAGGTTTGGATATGGCCGCCCAGCTTTCTTGGCTTTGCGCATGGCCATACGTTTTTCAGATGAAGTAAGTTTTTCTGGCTTGCCAGCGCTCTTTGGCCTGGGTTTGTCCCACACTTCCTTATCCATATTTTGCGTCCTTCATAAGACCACCCTTGCGAGAGCGGCGCTGCTCAGATAGCGCAATGGCCACCGCTTGCTTTCTGCTTTTGACCTTGTCACCAGATGAGCTCTTGAGCTTGCCGCGCTTGTATTCACCCATCACCTTTTCAACTTTGTCCATGGTTACCCTTGCATTAGTGGCCGCGCAGAGCGGCGTGATACAGCTGATATTCGAGCAGACTTGCGCTCGCCAATCTCCCGTTGAAACTCACTCTCTAGCGCAGCTCGCTTTTGTTGAAATGGTTCATCAGAGAATGACTCAATTGTTGGCGCAGATGGTGGAGCCTCTGGCGTAGCTGGGGCCTTCTCTGTAAACGCTCCAGGCGCGGTGCGCTGAGTAAACTGCTCAAATGGCGTGGTGACTCCAGATTTTCTAAGGTAGCCGGTAGCTTGATACCCAGTTTGTCCCGGAACGTCTGGAACCCACTCCCACCCCGATGGAAGAACCCAACGCGACTGCCCTGAGTATCCCGCAACAAAAGAACTTTCTGGTAGGTTAGTCGGATTGTAATTCCACGCTTCTGCAACATTGACCTGTCGTTTTGTGCCTGGATAATTGGTTGTATATACGTTTCCATAAGCGTAGTTGGACATTGTGACGCGCCGGCCCTGGGGATCAACAGCATAGCTTTTTAATAAATCTTGGTAGCTTGATACTTTGCTTTGGTACTCTTTGGCCTTGGCCTCGTATGCAGCAGCTGCGCTTTCGTATTGGGGCAAAGTTGTTTCTTGGTATTTCTTAATGGCCGCCTCATATGGCGCCAGTGTCTCAGCTGTTTTGGCTTGATATGCACCAAATGCTTGCTCGTACTGAGACGACACAGATTGCAATCCGCTCTTATATTGTTCCGCTAGGCGAGCTATATCTCTGGAGCCGCGCTTTGCGGCTGTACGTTTTTGATATAGGGTCGGCGCCGCCATGGTTACACCATCGCCCTCGTTCCAAGCTGTGGACTCTCAATTCCAAGCTCCGGTGTTAGTCGCTCTTGAGATAGGAGAGCTCGACGCCCACCCCTAGTTCTAGCTTTTAGAGCTGATGCCTCGGCTGCGGCTGCCTTGCGGCGCTCCTCGTCAGCTGCGGCCTGCACCTCTGCGGCTTTCTTTTCCATGGCCAACTTGTTTTCTTTGTATTGCAGCGAGCCCTGCTCAAACTGTTGGCGAGCCACGTCTGCTTGCTCTTTCAAACTAGCTGCCTGTGTTGCGTATATTTCGTTTTGCTTGGCAACTTGCTCGCGCATTGCAGCTGCGTCTGCTGCCTGCTGTTGCAGCGCCTGCGCTTGCTGCTGCTCTGCGCCTTTTCTAGCCTTGCGAGCTTCGTTTGCTGTGTAGGCAGAGCCTAAGATAATTGCGCCTGCGACCCATCCCGCCATATTAGTTCCCCTTTCAACCTACGATTTTCACCCAGCCCACACGCTGGAACCTCATACAACCGACTCTCAAGTAATTCAATGTCGCGGCAGTTGTCCTGGTTCTCGTATATGTCAGTCCACACAACCTCTTCATCGAACACCCTACCAGCTCTCTGAAAACCAGCTGGCACATCAAATTCCATTGGGGCCACCAGCACTTTTACTCCACTGTCTGTGTTGACTGCGATGGTTCCACTCTCAAGTCGAACCCTGTATTGCGTTTTGTGTGCAGCTCCAGTTAACACAGTCCACGGTGGTATCGTAATCGTGCGCTCGTACAGGCCAGGCAAGAATCGATGAGACGTTACAATTTTTGCCTGCTCCATATCGAGCAGCTCGCCCTGCATCTTAATCACCAGCTCGCGTTGATCTGCGACTGACAGCTCTCCGCTCTCGAAGATGACTAAGCCACTCATGCTTTTATTCTATTGGTCTTTGATCGGTATGCAATACCAGCGATATCACTGTGCAATCACCTCACGCAAAGATGTCAAAGTCGGTGTTGGCCACAATCATGCCCTGTGGTTGGCCACCTAGTTTGTGGCTCCTGGTCATTCGGTTGTATTCGCCCCCTCCAAGCAGCAGGTACCCAAAGGAATCGCCAATGTGTGAGTGTTCGTTCTTGTTTGGGGCGTCTCTGAATCGCTCCTGGCCGGCGCCAATTGCGACCCGCTTAAAGTGATATCCCCCGGCTAGCGCCTTTCTCAGCAGCTTGCACTCTCGGTTCACCATGAGACCCGGCTTTCCCTCGATGAGTCGCTGCATTGGGGCAGCCGATGACTCTCGCCTGACCTTAAAGTCGTTTGATGCTGTGGGCTGTGCCTTGAGTCCCAGGGTTCTCAGAAAATCAAAGGCTGTGACCTCGTAGATGGCGTCTCTGGCCTGGCCTGCCGGGTCGCCCCAGATCATTACTTGGTGGTTTGGGTACCTGGCGTTGAGCTCGGCTAGCAGCTGGTGGCCAAACCTCTCAAGCCCCATGTCGAAGGTGACGATTTCGTGGTGAATCTCCCACCTTCCGTTTGGCAATCTCTGGCCAATGGTCGCAGCTGGTGTCAAACCGAAGTCAAGGCCCACCTGGATTGGCACCTGCGGGTTGACCGTGGTGTCTCCAGACATGGTCGAGTCGTTGTATTCTGGCCAAACCGGCCTGCCCTCTTGGACGTAGGTGTACAGCCCACCCGCGTAGCACTTGATCCAATCTAGGTTCTTTCCAAGCAGCATCTGCTGGTAGTAGCCTGGTGGCAGGTTGTTGATGTTTTCTGCTTTTGGGTTGACCTTCCACCACTTGCCAGCTGAGAAGATGTGGTCGTTTGCCTCCGGGTTCTCTGGCAGCTCCTCTGGGTCTACTTCGACAATGCCCCCTGGCTGCTTCCAAAACTTCCACGCGTACTGGCCAGACATTTTTTCCTTCTCCGCTATCTTGTGCCACCAGTGATCGTCGTCCATGGGGTTGGTGTCCATCCAGATACCGTGCCAGGTGGCGCCACCATCTCGCTTGGTTGGGTACCGACCGACCCGGTGGGTGAGGCCATCGATCACCGCTTTTGGCAGCTCTCGGGCCTCGTTGACCCAGGCGCCGGTAAGCTCCAGAGACAACAGCTTTCGCACGTCTTTAGGTTGATCGAGGGCGAGGAATATCACCTCGCAGTCGATTCCAGCTGCCCCGTCCCTAGCCGGCAACCTAATGTGGTGCGTGATCGGTGGCGTCCACAGCATGGGACCGAAGGTGTTCTCTGGGAAGAGGTCCAACCAAGTCTTGATGGTTGTGGTTTTTAGCATTGGGTAGCTATTGCGTACAATTGCAAAACGCGTATATCGGATGCCATCGATAGGGGAGGGCTTTTGCTTGACGGCCTTAATCATTACCTTGGCCGCGCACGCGTAGCTCTTGCCAGATCCCACCGGGCCCATAACGCCTTGCACAAATGCGTTGGACCCAATGAAGTCGTAGACGGTTGGGGACCTAGAGAAGTCTAAGTTGAGGCCGGTTGTGGCCACGGCCTTGGTGGATTGCTCCTTAGTTCTTGCCACTTTGCACCTCGATCAGTTTCTCGAGAAAGTGTGCGGCCTTCTTTAGGTCGTTGACTCCGTTTTTTTCCTTGTATCGGGTGACGTACTTGATGATTGAGCCCTCGAGGAACCCCAGATCGTTGGCCACAATGTAGTCCCATGGCTGGATTGCCTTGGTTTTGTAGTGACTGCCGCCCTCTTGCCTGTCGTTTGCCTGGCTCATTGGTCCATCCTCCACGCCGCCCACACAGAGAAGGCAAGCCAGGACACGGAATACAGAAAAAACCACCCCAGGTCGTTCATGTTTTGGTCTCCTTACGGTTTTCTAGGTTCCAGATGTGGTGATCTTGCCAGGCCACGGAGCGCTCGAGCTCTGCCACGCGGTTCATGTGCATCTGGCACACACCCTCCCAGTGCCTTTGGCACTCTTTCCAGGCCACCTCGGCGCAGGCCAGTTCGTCTTCGGACCAGTGTTTGGCGTCTTGCCTGGATGCTACCCAAGAATCAAAGTTGCGGTAAACGAAGTCCACTTTGTTTACCCCTCCTCTTGGTTGGCGTGAGGCGCAATTACGTTCACGTCTAGCACCGACGGTTTATCTGATCCATCGTCCGGGTTATCAAGTAGTCCAGACGCTTTAGCAAGTAGACGGAGCACGCCAACTTTGTCGTAGAGTTCAACGTCCAGCGTCTGCGAACCATCCTTCTCACGCCTGACCCTGATATTTTTGATTGCTTGCAAGGCGTGGTCAGGAATTTGACTTGCCGCTTTAACCTTGACATTTCCGTCCTCGTCCCACGTTAGAATATCTGTGATTTTGGTGTTGGCCATGCACAGCAGGGAAAACGCAATGGCCTCTCGGTTCTCCGTAATCGTGGCCGAGCGCTCCATGCGACGCTGGATAGAGCGCACCCCACCCCAGTTCTTGAGGCTGGGCACCTGTTCGGATATACGGGATTTGGGCCTGGTCATCAGAACGGAATATCTTCATCGAGGTCCACGAACCCGTTGGCCTTGGCCTTGTTGTGACTGTCCTGGGCCGGGAAAGGTTTGTGAGCTGCGGAGTAGGCTTCACCCTGTTGCTGGGTTTGGTTGCCAATCTTGACGGTGACATACGCCTTCCCATCCTTGGTCTTTTTGTTTGTAATGTCCAGCCAGTGGGTCTTGCCATCTGGGAGCATTACCTTGCCACGGAAGTCTGCGTGCCAATCTTCGGCCTTCTTTTCGTTTGGGAAAGCAGAGCCCTGCCCAGGTTTCATCTCATACGCCATCAAAAACTCCTTCCAAGAAAAGTTGAGGAAAATTTCGGAGAGACCCCCGCGCTACGGTGTGGACGGGGGGGAGGGAAGGGGTGCCTTTCCCACAGCCAGCCCAGGCCAGGTCCACCGCAAAAGGTTGACCACCCCACCGCTTCTGGCCGCCAATCGCCTGACACGCAGCGTACCCCTGGCTGCGTACAAAAGCCATACGTTCGTTTGGCAATTGAACAGATTGGATTAGAGGCGCTGTGACGGGCTCGCACTGTGTGCCTGCTACCCTTGCCTACCCTGCCCTGTGTCAGCGGCACGGAGGAGCCTCAGATCGCGTCAGAGAGGCATCAGCGCCTATGAGGATCATCATCTCAACGATGGTCTCCGGGCTCTTGGGCATTGGCAAGCTCTCGGCTGCGTATCGATTCTTCAACTCCTCGAAGGTTGTAAAGATCATCTTAGAATCTAAACAATCTTCTAAAGTCTTTTTTAATTCTTTATTTATTTCTAAACCTATAGACATAAACAACCTATCTATACCTATGTTCTTCTGTGTTTCCACAACCGTATTAGGTTGTGTATGTG